CTTATCTTCTTCTATTAATGCCTTTAGATTTGAACAACCAGTCTTCTTTACAGCAGCAGTCATTCGGACACCCAGTTGGGTTTTCTTACCACTGAAACCTGTACCTACTTGTTGACCTGCTCTACCTCTCATAGAGCACATCAGCATATTCTCATATTCTAGATCGTATTGTAAAATTGATGAAACCTGTTCTCCAATATCATTAACCTCAACCAATACATAAGCATTGTTATAAGCTTTCGCCATATCCAAAATAATATTTGGGAATAGCATGGGCTTAATTTCATTATTCTTATATCTTGCTACAGTTTTATATGGGAACTCTGAAATATCAAAAATTACAAATGCCGAATAGTCATGATCAATGCCACGCGCAGTGTCAACAGTTACGATATAATCACGATCCTTCTGTGGTTTTTCATATACCACGAGTCCCTTTCCATTATTCTGTATTGGATCGTCAAAAACAAGGTTTCTTAATTTAGCAACACTAATCAAAGTGTCAACAGATCCAAGGAATTCACACTCAAACTCAACTTTGAACTGCTGATCTGAGGTGTTGGCAATGGTCTGTGCTTTCCATTTAGCATCCCTACCAGGGACTTCAGACCAGTGAACTTCTGTAGCCGTATATTCGTTCTTCCCTCTCTGTGCATCGTGCCAGTATCTGTAAAAATGGTTCATGCCGTGAGGCGTTGAAACCATGATTACCTTTGTGCTTTTACCAGAAGTAATAGTAGGATAAACAGAGGCAAAGAACGACTCTGCAATATGATTTGGAACGAACGCAAACTCATCGAGGAAGATGATATTAAACGACATACCTCGGACAGCACTTGCAGATGTAGATGCTGCCAATATCTTACTGCCATTTTCTAGCTCCATGCTGCCTTTATTCCAGGATAGAATACCCTGTTGCATCCACTTTGGCAAGTTCTCGTATGCAGTTTGTAACCTACTTAAAAGCTCTCTTGCTGTTGCTGCTTTGTTGGCAAGTATACCGACATTGACACTATCGTTAAAAACAATGAAATGTAAAAGATAAGATACGCAAGTTGTAGACTTACCAGTCTGTCTTGGCATCTTACAGATATTAAATCGTTTCTCATGGAAGTTGCGGATTAATTTTTCTTGAAATCCCCACATCTTAAAAGGTACAAGACCTTCATCCAGAGAAACAATTTTTACATAGTTCTTTGCAAAATATACTGGGTCATCTTTACATTTTAAATATTCTTTGACATCTTCTTTGGAAAATTCTACAGAAGTATTTGCTTTTTTTAGGTTAGGATTACCTAAGTAAATTTCATTTGAAGACATTATTTTCTATAAGGTAGTGGCCAAGTAATATGCATTGCAAAGCATAGCAATGAGACAAAAGAAAATACAAATATTACACTCATGATCTTAATTTTATATCGCAGGTTAGTTCGCAGTTTTCGCCTTGAAACTCAGAGTCTGGGATAAAGGGAGCAGATCCACAGACAGCACTTCTACACCACCGTGTTATGTCACTTTCATATTTCTTTTCAGTATTATTTTGCTCACCCATTCGATTCTCTTTCATCAACTCCTAGTATATAGTAGATACAATAGAATGCCCCTGCGAGAGCAAGTGCTACCATAAAGATCACTGACCATACAGGATCGTTTACATTAGTATGTGGTTGTAATAGTAAATTCATGATTTTAACCACCTAAGTCTAGAAGTATCTTTCCGTTTTTCTTTCATTAGAAATCTATTAGGAGACTTCCCACTATGCTCCTTAATTTTAACACGCTTATTCTTATGATCACCACCAAATAATTTACCATAGGTAATCACTGGTTTAGGATCTTTAAATGTTTTGGGGTCAGACAGTTCAAGATTTCTCTTCAAAAGTTTTTTAACTCTTGAAGTCTGCTCTACATTTTCTGGGAATTGATTATCAACATACGCATCATGATAAACATTAGTAGCTCGATTTTTTATTTCTTGCTCTTTATATTTCTTTTGATCTGGGGGTAGTGCTGCAATTTCTAAAGCAGAAGTAACCTCAAATAACAATACTCTTTTGATTGGTTTGGGAAGTGCTTCTAAAACTTTAGATATAGATTCCATATTATTTTGATTCGTGGGTTTTTTATTTTTACTTTTCCACTTTTCAATCAGAGTAGATTCTTTGACATTGAAGTTTGATCCCATCTTTTTTGCACCACCTTTGATAACTGTCTCAAAGTGAACTACCGGAGCTTTTCTTCCTGGGAGACTGGCGGTTTGACCACCTGATGCTACCCCAGACGCAAGAGCTCCAACAGGACCTAACTGATCGAAAATTGTTTGTACCTCTTTACTCCATTCTGATCCATTACCACCTAGAGCATTTACAAGCATTTCAGTTGCACCAGCAACTTGTTTAACTATTGGTTTATTGGCAATGTCTGCACTATCTCCAAATCCATAGGTATCTTGAAGTACGATATCATCTCCACGAATTACAGCACTTTGAATATTATTATGGGTTCCTTTTAAACCAAGATTACTACTGCTTGATGTAGACTTATTAATGTAGTCTTTTAAGCTCCCATCAACTGTGGGATTGTAATTGTTTACAGCATCTTGAAGTGCATTCATAGAACTAGGTGATAACTTAGTTTGAATTGGATTAGATGCAGAACCAGAAGCTCCATCCGCTATAGTTGCACGAACCTCACCGGATTTAGCTGGTATAATATTTCCTTCTGCTGCATTTTTCTGCAATACCTCTTGGGTCTGACCAAGCAATCCAATCCCATCAATAATTCCACTCACTGCATCTGCAATAGGTCCAGAAACATCTGATATACCTGAGGATTCTAAAGCATCTCCAATTGCATTTTCCATATCACTAAGAGTATTTACAATATTCATACCAATATCACCAACTGCGGATTTTAGAGACTCAAACATCCCCTTAATTGCCCCAGGATAATAACTTGGATCGCCAATACCATCCCGACTTATAACCGAAGCGACTCTTTTTGATTGCGATCTTACACCTACATCAGTCATTACTGGATGTCCTTTGGGAATCCCACTCCCATCAACTGGAATCAATAATGAATACGCATATAAAACTCTTGATGCATGGGGTGCAACATTACTTGTACCAGGTGGGTAATATGCGGCACCACCTCTGCACTGACCAAGCAAACAATCTATACCCGACCACATGTAAATTGTTTTTTGTGTAAAATTTCCTTCTGAGTAAGCTTGAGCAAATTTTCTAGCAAACTCATTATAACTTACACCAAAAACATTACTCAATTGATATACATGGTTATACCCATTCTCATTAATATACCCAAGAGAAGTTCCAGTCAATGCCATACTACCAGAAAATGCCATAGCATATGGTGTTCCATTATAGTTACTGCCATCACTGGTTTCAATTTGAGGCATTTCTAATCTAGGTTGGGTAACCCCATTAATATCTGTAGTCTGCAATTGACTAAGATTTGGAAGAACACCCGGAGTACCATCTCCTTGAGCTGCACTATCCCATACAAAAGAACTTAGGTCAGAAAAATCACCAAGAGGTGCTGGCTCAAATGTTGGTCCAACCTCAAGCACTTCGGGGGATGTATCCACTACAGAATACATACCGCCTGTTACCATCTTCTCTTTAAGAAAAGCAATCTTCTCATCAATTTTAACAAGTGGTTTTGTGTATCGTATTGCTTTTTGATATCTATTCATCACAACAAGTGACTTTATAATTATTTAGATACCCTTCTAGGTTTATTAAATGGTTCCCAGTGCTGCCATCCATATCTATGTACTAAATCCATCCCTACAATAGGTACAATAATTAGTAAAAGACTTAATGCTCCAATTCCAAAAGGATTGTTAAGTGTGGCAGCAGCAAAATGTGCTGCCTTGAGTGCTGCACTGGTCATACATACCCTCCCCAGGTTTTCCAGAAGTCTAAAAAGTAAAAGTTAATCTCACTTATAGTTCCATTAGGTGCTTCTTCATTCTCAGTCTCAGACCACTTTTTACAGAATCTAGAAATATCATCTGAAGCCATTACATGATTTACGCCAAACATTCTAGAGAATGCACTCATAGCAAAATCATAACGCAGTTTAATGTGCCGTTCCATTTCCATCATAATCATCGCTTTCATAATAAAAATTTTCTCCCCGATACAATGCGAAGAATACTGTCGATAATACAAATGGGATTGAAATCCACAGTAATATGTGTCCGAATAATCCACTCATAGCTTTAATTCTAACCAAGGTAATAGTGGTGGTATTATGCCTATAAGTCTAAGGAGACCCTCAGCAAATAAAGCGAGAACAACCCAACCAACACACATAGAAATAATTGAAGCATTACGGTTGTGTCTACGAATTGCGTCATCGATCATCCCCTGACATTGTTCTTTTGTTATGTAACTTTTGGACATTTACTCCACATGAATTACGCCTGTCATGCCTGCACCTTGGTGAGGACCACAGAAGAAATTATAGTCACCTTTATCGGCAAATACAACATCTTGTGATTCGCCAGGAGCAAACAGTAGTGCTTCTCTTGAAAGATCCGCACGACCTTCGACAATAATGTTATGAGGAGGTAGAGCCTCATTAACAAAATGAACTGTGTCACCTGCAGAGATTGTGATCTCATTCGGTTCAAATACTAAGTTTCCACCAGCACCCATAGAGACATCAACTGCCCATGCAGGAATAGCAAAAAAGAATGTAACTAGAAAGAAACAAATAGCTCTCATTGAGTATTATGCAACTGTACTATCTAGCACATTCTTAGTAGTTTATTCCTAAAATTATTAGGGTTTCAGAACTAAAAACCCATCTCCTCTCCGAAGTCTCTCATCTTCTCCATAGACTCTCTTTTCTCTTTAATTGCACCAGCAATAAATCCCGCTCTATATTCCCAAGTAGTTCCACCTTCTATTCCTTTCGATGGATTGATACAAGTGCCATCACCTAGTTTATTGCAAACAAGACCAGCAAGATCTAATTCACTGCCTTCGTTAGCAGTTCCTCTCCAGATATGATTTCCATTGATCCAAGTAGCACCACATTTAGGACATTCTTTTCTCTCAAGTTTTAGATTTGACAGCTCCTTATTATCAGACATTGTTGTCCCTCCGGGTAAAAAATCCCAATTCTTTTTCTAACTTTCTTTTCATAAAATATAGTCTTACTTTTATAAATGCATATCTGATAGTAAGATCAATATAATGGATTAGCTTCATCGTTTCCTCTATGCCCCCATAGGCAATGAGTAAAACGAAACATGCTACTAGTAGATAAAATCCTATCATAAGAAAGTATCAATACTATACCATTATACGGTTATTTAGAGGCACTTGTCCATACATCAAAAGTTTTTATCAGCATTTCCACTTTCTTAGTGCTAGAGCTTTACGAGTAGGTTCACCGTTAGGTTTCTTCATTGCACCTTTCATGCCGCCCATACGAGCGCAGAAGGATCTTTTTCTAGGACCACCTTCAGGTTGAGGTGCTTTGAGATCACTGCCAGGATTCTCACGCTCATAAGACTTACGGCCCTTTTCATTCAGACCACCTTTTTTATTCTTACCTTCACTGCGTTGCCATGCAGCAGACTTTTCTTCAATATTCTCACCTTCATGCTCGACAGATTGATTGAGCATTTGATTAGTCATCTTATCAATTCTCATCT